ATATACTTTTATTGTTTTAAGCTGCATACCTGTAAACCCCTCTAAGTGCTTGCTGATAACCTAAATCAAAAGGCTCTCTGCAACTTAATCTTCTTATATTATGATTTAAAATCATATTATCACCAATATAAACTGCAACATGATCTAAGTTACCTGAAGTTGATTGAAATAATAAAACATCACCAACTTGTATATCATCTTCTGTCGGTTGTTTTTTAAATCCTGTAATCGGCAAGCCTTTCTCAAACAATGGATTCTCAATAAAATCCTTTATCCTTTTTGGTCTATCCCATATTTTTAGATCAATATTTTTTGTTTCTTTGTACCAATCATGGATTATTGACCAGCAATCATATACACCCCAGATAAAACTTCTGCCGATAAGTGACGGTGCTTTCCAGCCACTAGGTTCAAAAGAAAACCATTCTTTCATTCTTACGCTATAAATATGAGAAGGTAAATCTAAAAATTCACAACTTGCTTTGTCATTATCAGAAGGCTGTGGTGGCTCATAAGGATGCGAATGAACAATACCAATTATTTCTCCTGTATCTTCACATTCTGCCCAATCGTCAGGGTCGATAATAAAATATTCAAACCCAGATTCTGCAATGTTTTTACAAGGCCAGTATGTCTCTTTTCCTTTTATAAGTGCAAGCAATCCACAAGATTCCTTTGGCATACATTCTTCAGCGTGTTTTGCAGCAGCAGTTTTCCAAGTCATGCGTTTACAAAAGTACCAACGCCTGGGAAATCTTTTCTTGTAACCTGACGTTTTGGCGCACGGACTCCCTGTAGATCAAGTGCTGATACAAGTTCAAACTGTACAATATCTCTATTTTCTACAATTTTTCTATTTATAAAATAAATTTCCTGTGGCAGTTCTGCCGTGCTGTCTGGTGTGCCGAAAGGATTTTGATTTGATGGGAAGTTTGCAGCATCTAAAAACTGACTAAGAGTGCGTATGCGTACAAATTTTGCTCCCTGTAGATCATTGAAAGGTGTTGTGGCATTTACTGTTGCCATCAATGCTGTAATAGTTCCAAGTACATTTGAAACTGTTATTGTCGGTCTTGGAAGCGATCCACGGCCAGAGTATTCAAACCCTTCTGCTTGTATTGGAAATTTATCATAAGTATTACCCTGCCATATTATTGATGCGTTACTATTCATACCAACTCCAGAATGAAACCTTGTCACATCAGTTGATCCATGTAGTGCAGATACTAACGTCAATGTATATAACTCAATAACAGATTTGTTTGTTAGTGCCTGTAATTCTGCTGTAGGTAATCCCATTACGGTTCAAATACCTCCCTGAAAGTGCAGTTTAATATTGCTCTGTTGTTGTAGGGAATTGTTTTTGTCCATGATTGGCAGACAAATTTTCCAGCCCCTGATAATGTGACCGATACATTACCACTGTCAGTTGCAGAGGAAGCTGCCGTCACCGTGAATGTATTGTCATCAGCAGTTGTAGCGATTGCAAAATCACCATCGGTTGCAGAACCTGAAGTGTAGTCGATGGTCACGACATCACCAATGGCAAGACCATGATTACTGATGGTTATGGTGACAGTAGTTCCGCTTTGGCTATATGTGCCTGTTTTTGTAAAGCCTTCTCCTGGAGGTGTAAAGGTAAAACTTGCCTGATCATTTACACGACTACGCAAGAATCCTTCTATTACATCAGATTGTGTTTCTGAGACATTGAAAGTAAGATCATATACTTTTGGATCTTGAGTCAGTGGAAGGCCAAACAATGCTCTGAACTCATAACCATCACCAAGCCTTGTTGACCTTATTCTTGGTGCGCTTGTTTTTCTCATCCCATAAGTGGGCTGAATAGAAGGAAAAGTTGCCATTTATCTAGTTAATAAACCTCCTGGTCTTTTTTCTTTTATCAGTTGTGCCTGTACAGCAGCCCCTATCGCTGCCCCTAAAGCCTGTGCATCAGTGCTACTGCCAGCCACAGAAGAACCCGAAGCATCTACGTTTACTGTAACCATGTTTGTTGTATTATCACCTCCACCAATATTTGTGCTTGGTAATATTGTTCCCGATGTTCGAGGAACAAAAAGTTCTGGTTGACGCTCTCCAACAATATAAGGCTGTCCAGCTTTAACAGGGCCACCATTCGCTCTGAATAATCCACCTAAAATACCACCTAAGAAACCACCAAGACCTTTTCTTTTTCCGCCAGAGGCAGAAGCTCCAAAGTTCTCACCAAAATTACCGAGGATTTTATCAATCTGTGCATCAATAATTTTATCTCTGATTCTGTTTAATACATTAGTCATCGCCTGTCCAAAAGATTGTGCGCCTGTAATTGCATCTCTTAAATTACCCTTGATACTTGTTTCAATCTCTTCACCCACTGCTGTCATTTTTTCTTTAAGTTCTTCTGCTTGTTGTTTTTGTCTTTCTTGAGATTCTTCTATTTTTTTATTTGCTTTTTCAATCTCATTTGTTTTATCTAATCGTTCTTGTAATGGTTTTATTTGTGCTTCAATGTTTTTTATCTGTCTATTTAAACTTTGATTTATTCTGTTGTTTGTACCTAAACGAGCCTCTAAACTTTTTTTTCTTGCTGTTAAAGAATCAATCGCTGCCTCTACTTCGGCTTTACCACCTTCTCTAACAAGTTTGTTAAAGTTTTTTTGTTTTTGATTATGTTTTATGAGAGCAGTTGTTAAAAGTCCAACTCCTGTAACTAAACCAATTATAGGCAAAGCATTTAAGGCAATGGCTAACGCTCCTGTTGAAATTGCAAGAGCTTTTGTTGCTATTGATGCTGTTGCAGATGCTTTTGCAAAAGCTATAGCACCAACAGTCGTTGCTTTAAATTTAGCAATTAAAATAGTTTGAGCAGCAGTCAACAATGTAACTGCGCCTGTAAAACCTTTTACAGCTAAAGCAATTCCAGTAAATATTGCAGCAGTTTGTCCGATAGGTGATTCAATAAATTCTGTAACAGCGGTTGTTAAACTTGTAATAGTTCCTATAGCGTCTAACACTGCGGGAGCTAATAATCTTCCAACTGCAATAGATAGTTTTTCAGTTTCATTACTTAAAACTTTAAATACCATTGTTGGGTCATTTTTAATCAATTCTTTGAGTGCCTTACTTCCTTCCTTTTCAATCTCTTTAAAAGCTGCAACAACAACATCTTTGGTTATTTTTCCTTGCGCTGCCATATCTCTCAAAGCACCAACATTTACTCCTAACTGATCTGCAATTGGTTTTAAAACAGCCGACATTTGCTCAGATATACTATTAAATTCATCACCCCTTAAAACACCAGAACCTAAAGCCTGTGTTAACTGACGCATTGCCCCTGCCTGTTCTTGTGCAGAAGCACCAGATAAGATTGCTGCTGTATTAAATCCGTTAAATATTGCTGTTATTTCATCCATAGTCGAACCAAGTGGCCCTAATCTTGCCTGTAAATTTGTTACTCCTTCTAATGCGTCAATCGAACTTAATCCAAATTTTGTTTGAGCCTCTTCTGCAAGTTTCAATGATTGACTGTAAGTGCCATTATCCTTTGTGAGTATTTTTAATCTTTGATTTAATTTTTCAAAACTTGTGGCTGCTAATATTGTTCTTTTTGCCAAAACACTTATCCCAATACCTGCTATCGCTGTTTTTAAACCTCCAAAAGCTCTTTGTAATTGATTCGTTTGATTTTGAACACCCTGTAAAGCTCTAGTAGCACCAGTAGCATCAACGGTAAGTTTTACATTTGCCTGTGCCACAAATAAAAAAAAGCCTTTATTATATATTACCTTGAATTGTGTTTTTGTCGTTGCATCGCTTTTTTTTCTTCTTCACTTTTATTTTCATAATATGCAGCCCAATATATCAACTCTTCTTGAGAAATAGACATTCTTAATTCATTTATTGTTTTACCTAGTTCTATTGCGAGAAAAAACTCAAAATTAAGCCAACCATCTCGCCTTATTCGTTTTTTGCTGTATCAATATCAAGTTCAATATCAAATAAAAATAATTCAAGATCATTTAATACCTTTTCAGGAAGTGATCTCTGTAATATCGGAGCATCTGACATATCAAAAGCTGGAGTGCCATCCTCTTTCTGTGCCATTTTACAAAGCAACTGAGTTGAAACAGTTAATGCTTCATCAGTACCTGCTAACTGCTGCGCCTTTTGTCTATCAAATCTTGTTATCGGTGGAAAATATATTGTGGTCAAAACCTTGCCAGATGAATCTTTCAATTCATACTTTCTTCTTGCGGTCATCTCATCTTTAAAAGCACTGATGAGAATGTCTGCTGTTCTTTGATTTGCCATAGGTTGGGGTTGATTAATGGATTAGTTAGATTGCTGAAGTTATAGTTCCAGTTGGTTTAAATGTAATGCTTATTGTATTAACGTCACCTAAAGCTGAACTTTGGTCAAAACTTGTAATAATTCCATTAAAAGAAATTTTCTTTGTGGCACTAGAACTGTCTGGGAAAAGTTCAAAGGCTGCTGTGCCAAGATCACCAGTTGTTAAAACACCATCAACAAAAGTTGCTGTCTCACCACTAGCCGAATCATCATAAACTAATTCAGCAGAACCCTCACCTTCAATTAGACCACCGACAAATGCTTTGAAAGTGTCGCCTTGTACTGTTGTCTCCTGAATATCTTTAGTGATAGACATTGACCAACTTCTGGTACCTAGTACTGGGTTTACAGATGAACCAGCATCATCAAATTTGACCTGCCCTACATCACCTTTAACTTTTGCCATGACAAAAAAAAGAATTATTTATAATTATATTAACCTTTTTCTGACTTTTTTACAGCCTTTTTATTTGCTTGTTGTTTTTCCATATAACGTCTGCATTGATTATCCCAATACTGAGGCTCTCTTCTTCCCTTAACAGCTTCGATAATATCAAGCATTTCTTCTGTAATTTCCATTTAAAGATCCTCGTATATTCCAAATGTAATTCTGATTTGTGTTTGAAACTTACCTTCTGGACTTGATGCAAACACTTCAGGCCCTACAGGTGAATCAAAAATAACATTTGATACTGTCACTCTATTGTATAAGTCCCTAAGTCTCTTGCCAATCGTATAATTTGACCCTGCTCCGATACCTTCTTCTGTGAAAATATTTAGTATCACCAAACCAACAACATTATTTGTAGCACTACTTGTGTCTCCCTGGGTTAGATATTCATTTGCACCAAAACTTGTAAGACATTGAACAAAGGTATCTTCTGTAGTGGAATCAAATGCCATGTTATTAAATACAACAGGGATTGCTGGACTTGATGCAAGTTCTGTCGCTAATCTTGCCTCGATTGTGGATCTGATGGTATTTAAATCTACAGCAGCCATTTATATTCCTCTCTTGATTCTTTCATATTCTTTTCTAGCATATTGTTCAAGCTCTTTGCCTATAAGTTCAGGAAAACCAGGAACTGTTTTTTGTCTTGTTCTGTAAGTACCACCCCATGATGGTGGTAAGTTAACACCAAAACAAACTGGTTCTGCATAAGCCAAGTTATTTATGACTGTTCCCTGTAATGGCTTTATATCTGTCTGCCATGCTGCTCTTAATCTTCCTGTATCAACTGGTGTAGCTTTTTTCACTCTTTTAGTCCACTCCAATGTAGTTGCAGTCACTAAATCCTCCACTGCTTCTCTCATAACATCATCTATTTGATCTAACCTTATTTGTCTTGCCATATTTACCTCAGGATAAGATCAAAACTTATTGCTGTATTATTTTGTTCATTTGTCACAACTTGAATAATTTTAAACTCAACACTGCTTATAACAACTCTGTCTTTTGTGGTCGGTACAAAAGTCAAATCCCCTGCTGATATTGTCAGCCTTTTGTCCTGAGATTCAATCAGATCATTTACCTCAGATCTGTTTACATTTGTCAACGCACCTTTGACGGTAGTATCAGATGTAGATTCTGTAATAGCTCCAGTGGTTGTGTTATAACTGCCAGCCGTTACCTGTCTGATAGTCACAT